ATATCATATTGATGCTAATGGCATTGATAGTGATGATGTAAGAATTAAATTTGGATCTAAAATTATTTCTGGCAAGTCTCGTGAAGAGCTTACTGCAAGCACTATTAAGATTCTTGGTGAGCTCACTAAATCAACTATGATTGGATTCTTCTTAGCCACAAATAGACACGATTTTTATTATGGTTATAATACTCTTAGTGATGATCCTGGAGCTTTCCATCCTGATGGTTTTAATGGACTAGTTAAAGAATTTAATAGTGTTGGTGTTATGAACTTTAAAAAGTGTGGTGGTTATGATGATTATTTCATTGTTAAAGTTGGTAAAAAGGCTGATGACGAATTTGAAGTTAAACCTAATAAAAATGGTAATGATATTAAGATTAACGATGTTAAACGACAGTTCAGAAGTTTTTCAAAGTCTAACAAACAATCTAAGCAATTAGTTAATAAAATCACTGATGCTGTGGCTGCATAGTGCATAGTGTGTATAACCACCAACATCAATATATTATGTGCACACAGGACACTCTATCTCCAAAGGGATATAAAACTATATCCCCAAATAATTTGAAATTAGGCAACATATTTTCTCCAGCTATGGTATAATAGAACTATAAACAATAAAAAAGGAAGCAAAAAATGAATAAAAAATTAATAGAAAAACTACAAGAGAACTTCGCTGATCAGACTGAATTATCTCCTAAGCAAGTGATTGCTGCTGGTGCTGATGTTGGTATGACTCCAGGTGAAGTGTATAAAGAACTTAACGAATTTCCAAAGATTAGACGTGGTATATTCGACATGGCTGGTGTAATGGTACCTTTCAAGACATCACAAAAGACTGCACCGGTTAAGAACATTGGTGTTTCATCAGTAAGCAACAATGAAATATTTGTTCCAGAACGAGATAAAACCTTCGTTCAATGGGGTAACTTTTCAGATGTATTTAAAATTATTAAATCACAAATGTTCTATCCAACATTCATTACTGGTTTGTCCGGTAATGGTAAAACCTTCATGGTTGAACAAGCATGTGCTAAAGCTAACAGAGAATATGTAAGGGTTCAGATATCACCTGAGACTGATGAAGACGATTTGATTGGTGGCTTCAGATTGCTTAACGGTGAGACGGTGTTCCAAAAAGGTCCAGTGTTAAAAGCTATGGAAGCAGGTGCAATCCTTCTTATAGACGAGATTGATCGAGGTACTAACAAGATCATGTGCTTACAAGGTGTGTTAGAAGGCAAACCAGTTCTTGTTAAAAAGACCGGTGAGGTTGTAACACCTAAAGAAGGATTCAATGTATTAGCTACGGCAAACACTAAAGGTAAAGGTTCTGATGATGGAAGATTCACAGCAGCTACAATTCTGGATGAAGCATTCTTAGAACGATTCACTATCACTGTTGAACAGAGTTACCCAGCTCCTGCAGTTGAAAAGAAAATCATTGCAAAACACATGGAAAAATTCGAAAAGATTGATAATGAATTCAATGATTTACTTGTTGGGTGGGCAGACACGATCAGAAAGACTTTCGAAGATGGCGGTGTTGATGAGATTATCTCTACCCGCAGACTATGTCACATTGTTCAGACATTTTCAATCTTCGGAAAAAGAGACAAGGCAATTGCTTTATGTGTTAACAGATTTGATGATGATACTAAAGAAGCTTTCCTTGATCTTTACACAAAGGTTGATGCCACGGTGAAAGGTGCTGGTGAATATCCAAATGATACATCAACCAGTGAGTTTGATGTTCCTTATGCTGAGTACAAAATTTAATTAAAAATAAACAGCAAAACGGTGTACTTTTGCAGCGTTTTGTGTTATAATAGAATCTATGGAAAATAAAATAAACTACAAATATCATGAAGATAAACTTTTAAACGAGTTTATTCTTTATATAAATAAAACGTACAATCAACACTATTGCAGTGACGATGGTACACAGTCAATGGATCTTATATCTGCGACTGGAAAAGGCCTAGACTTTTGTTTAGGTAACGTTATTAAATATGCTGCAAGGTATGGTAAAAAGGCTGGAGCTAATCGAGCTGACCTTATCAAGATCATGCATTATAGTTTATTAGCATTGAATGAGCACGATTTAAATAATGAAAAGGAGTAAGAAATGAAAAAAGAAACATATACAACAGAACAGTTGGAGACACTATGAAATTAAATAATAGCACGGTCGAAGTCTTAAAGAACTTCGCCGCAATCAATAGCAATATTGTTATTGGTACAGAAGGATTTGTTAGAAGTGTTGCGATCGCTAAGAACGTAATGGCTAAAGCAAATATCACAGATGCATTCCCGTATAAGTTTGGTGTATATGATTTGCCAGAATTTTTAAGCTGTTATAGCTTATTCGATGATGCTGAATTGACATTCTCTGATACTCAGAAGTTTGTGACATTCTCAGATGGTATTCAATCAATTAAATACTTCTTCTCTGATGTAGAGAATTTAGTTACATCAGACAAAGATATTACTATGCCTGAGAGTGCACTCACTTTCACCATTACAGATAGCCAACTTGCTTCTATACGTAAAGCATCTGGTGCACTGAAAGCTAATGACATGGTAATCACCAAGAATACTGAAGGTGGTTTATGGACAAAGTTAACTGTAACTGATCGTGACAATCCAACTTCAAATGAATTTAGTATTAATATTGCTAATTGCTCTATTGATACTGAAGAGAACTTTGAGTTTGTTTTTAATATAAACAACTTTAAGTTTAATCAAGCCGATGAATATAAATTCGAAGTAGCTTCGAAAATGATATCAAAGGTAACTACAGACAATGTTGACTATTGGTTAGCATTAGAAAAATCATCTAAAATCGGAGTATAATATGACAGATAAAGTAGAAGAAGCACAAGTAGAGGCAGAAGCACCAGGTATTGGTTTACAAGATATCGCGGCATGCGTACAAATCATTGATATTGTGACTAAACGAGGTGCTTTTGAAGGTGCTGAATTAGCCGATGTTGGTACTGTACGTAATCGTTTAACAGCATTCCTTGATGCTAATAAGCCAGCAGAACCAGATGCTGATGAAGATGCTGATAAAGAAGGCATGTAGTAAGACCCGCCCCTTTAGCTCAGTTGGTTAGAGCATCCGACTCATAATCGGCAGGTCCACTGTTCAAGTCAGTGCAGGGGCACCAAATTATATTATAGGAATTATATTATGTTAGATAGTGATAAGAAAGATGTAAAGAAAGTGATGGGTGATGTTATTGACTCAATGATTCGTATCGAAGGTGAACGTGAATTCATTAAAGAGACAGTGAACGTACTATCTGAGAAACATGACATCAATAAAGCAGTACTTAAAAAGGTTGCTAATATTATGCATAAAGCCAACATGGCAGAAGTGCAAGCAACTAACAATGACATTGAAGATTTGTTCGAAGATTTGTCCAAATAACAGTGTACTTTTAGTACGCATTATGTTATAATAGATATAAGTTAACGCAAAGGTTTTTGAGCTCAATAGCTCCTTTCCTTGTTTCCATTTTGGTTGTAATGGGCGTGAAACAACCACCTAATTATACTATGGAGATGTGAATGAGAAATGATTTTTTATGGGTTGAGAAATATCGCCCAGCCACTATTGATGAATGTATTTTAGATGAATCTTTAAAGACTACATTTAAACAAATAATTAAGAGTGGTGAGCTACCAAACATGATGTTTACTGGTTCAGCTGGTATTGGTAAGACCACTGTAGCCAGAGCACTTTGTAATGAAATGGGGCTTGATCATATAATCATTAACGGTTCGGAAGATGGAAACATCGATACTCTTCGTGGTAAAATCAAACAGTTCGCTTCAACTGTTTCATTACAGGGAGGATATAAAGTAGTCATTTTAGATGAGGCTGATTACTTAAACCCCCAATCTACTCAACCGGCTCTTCGTGGATTCATTGAAGAGTTCTCTAACAACTGTCGATTCATTCTAACTTGTAACTTCAAGAATAGAATTATTGAACCTCTACATTCAAGATGTTCTGTGTATGAATTCAACACCGGATCAAAGGCTATCATGGCTGCACAGTTTATGGAAAGACTTAAGACAATTTTAACAACTGAACATATCAAGTTTGAAGATAGAGTTGTTGCTGAACTAATCATGAAACATATGCCTGATTGGAGACGTGTCCTGAATGAATGTCAACGGTACAGTGTTGGTGGTACTATTGATGCAGGCATTCTAGTGACATTATCAGAAACGTCTATTAAAGAACTTATGGTTGACCTTAAGAAAAAGAACTTTAAAGGTATGCGTAAATGGGTTGTGGATAACATTGATATGGAGAGTGCTAAGTTATTCAGAATGATTTATGATAACATGCTAGAGTATGTTGATCCTTCTTATATA